AAAGAATAGTTGCTCGAAACTATGTTTTGTAATATATATATGTAAGTTTTATTTTACAAAACATAGTTTCGAGCAACTATTCTTTTATTTATTTGTATTCATTATGGACAAAATGAACCTGTCAAATAGTTCCTCTACTAAAGTAACAAAGTACAAAGTGGAAAACGATGCATATATTCAGCAAAGCTTCTTGGACCTAAACATTTCTGACGATGCCAAGCGTAAGCTCTCCTTAATATTAAACAAAACTACTGTTGGATCCTCTGAAGTCTTTACGTCCCCATATGTCAAGGAAAAGACTCCAGAACAGATATTGTCAGGGCTAGATGATGTCTATTTTAGTGGTTTAGATAAGTGTAATCAGCCATTACAAGATTTGGAAATGTTAAATCGCTCAAAATTTGGACCCATGTCAATTGCTAAAACTTGGAAGGAGCGTCGGGAAAGTCTATACGATAGCTATAATACCCCTGCAAGTGACAAAACTTTTGAACCGTTTGCACTCTGTAAGCCCGAGACTTTAAGACCTATCAGCGTGCCGAATGCCATAGGCTACCTTAAGAACGATACTAACAGTGGTCTTCCGGACGTTACAAAGAAGAAGAATGTAAAAGATGTCTATTTATCATACACCATCAATGACATTTTCACTATTATCGATTCACATCTGACATTTGGAAAATATGCTCAGGAGTTAGCTTGTATCTTGTTTACTAGAACTCAGGAAAATGGTAAGACACGCAATGTTTGGGGTTTTGCTATCATTGTTACGATCTTTGAAATGCTATTTTACCGGCCCATTCTGGAAATACAGTCTAAACAACCTTGGCGCGCTGCACTAAATAGACCAGAAGACGTATCTAGGTCAATTACTACTCTCATAGACCGTTGTATCAATAAGGGTTGGTTAATCTTGTCAATCGACTTCTCACGATACGATAATTCAGTTAAGGAACCACTTATTATTAGTGCTTTTACTTGTATTAGCATGTGTTTCCAACGTACCTTTTTAAAATACATTGTGTGTATTAGGGAATTCTTCATTAACTGTGAAATTATCACTCCCGATGGTATCATCAATGGATCGCACGGTGTACCTAGTGGTTCTACTTTTACTAATGAGGTAGATTCCATCGTTCAGCGAGGAGTTTCACTAGAATGTCAATATATTGCTGATCACTCTATAACCCAGGTTCAAGGTGATGATGGTGTCTATGCGTCCTTTGATCCTAAGAAAGTAATGGGGCATTTTACACAATATGGGTTAATTGTTAACGAAGATAAAAGCTATATTGCAAAAGACTGGTGTGTCTATCTACAATCATTATTCCATGTTGATTATAGAAAAGATGACGGCGTTATTTATGGAATATACCCTATTTACAGAGCTATGAATAGGATAATATATTTAGAGAGATTCGATGATTTCAAAGAATTTGGGATTGCAGGTTCTGATTATTTTAGCATTAGAACCATAAGCATAATGGAACAATGTAAACACCATCCGCTATTCAATGTTTTTGTGACGTATGTCTGGTCACTAGATCAATATCGACTTAAATATAGCGAGCAAGGTTTAGCTAATTATGTTAGGAAGTTAGCTTTTCAAGAGGGCAAAGACATAAACTTTAGGAATTGGAATTATGGAAGCAATACCACTGGTATTCGCAATTTCGAATCTGTTAAGATAATTAATAAGCTTAACGAAAGTTTTGTATAATGTACTCGGTAACACCTCGGTGTTACT